TGGGCTATCAAAAACTTATATACGCCAGTGCCTAAACAAAACACGAAACAGCGAAACGGCTGATACTATTTGTAAAGAGTACAAAAAGTATGAAAAAGAAATCAACAACGTTTTAAATGATTCATTATGAACGAATTAATTAATATCACAGAGCAAAAGGGTATACAGTTAGTAGATGCCCGCGAGCTTCACGGAAAGCTTCAAACAGGTAGAAAATTTACTACTTGGATACAGGGTAGAATTATGGAGTATGGTTTTACTCTAAATGAAGATTATTTTATTGAAAATCAAACTTTTTCCCAAGATGGGGAAGTCAAGACGACAACACATGGAGGCTTTAGACACAGAAAGGACTATTTTATTACTACTAATATGGCTAAAGAGTTAGCAATGGTAGAAAGGAATGAGCAGGGTAGGAAAATACGCCGTTACTTTATTGAAATGGAGAAAATCGCCCTGCAAACGATCATCAAAATGCCTAAGTCTCTCAATGTGTATGGAATGGAAGCTCTGCCATACGTGGAGTGGTTGCTGCTACATAACTACTCGGTAACCAGTGGGCAGTATCACGCTCGCATACGCAAGCACCCTCAGCACTTCTACAAGTCAAGCACAGGTAAGTGGTACGTCAATAAGGCATTCGCCGAGCAACTGCTAACCATAAGGCAAGGAATGCAGGCACTAAAAGAAGTCAAGGGCTTGCCGCAAGTACATCAGGTAACACTCTTTGAAGTTTTGGCGGAAGTAAAAGCAGAGCAAGAGAAATTAAATCAACCTAAACAATAGCAAAATGAAAATAGGAGACAGAGTAAAACAGATTGATCTTGACGAATTTGACGAGGATAAAGGTATTGGAATTGTTATCAAAGTATATGATGTAGATGGTATGACACGTGTAGATGTTAGGTATGTAAATGATAGTGGTATATACATTTATTTCATTGAACAATTAGAAGTTGTAGAGGATTAAAAAGATAGAATATGAGAAAGTTAATACAAAAATGGATTAAAAAGCAGGTGATACACCATATCAATAGAGATTGGAGCCACCAAGTGATAGAGACGAGAGAAACTCTCTTCGGGATAATTGTCAAAAGAGAATTGAGAACAGAACTAATGTAAAGATGTTATGGAAACAAAGAAAAACAACGGCGTACGCTTTTCTGCTGATGTAAAGATAAGCGAAAAGGGAATTGGCAAGGACGTAAATATTGATATTCGCTACATAGACCTTACCAATCCACAAGAGTGGGAACAACTACAGCAATGGCTTAGAAAGTTAAGACGTACTCTTGAGGTAACTTTTGGTAATGAGGAAACATTGGATTGGTACTGCAATAGCGAGCATGAGCCAAGACGTAGTTGGGATATGCAAACGTGTTCTCGCTATGTAGATCGTTTATTCTCTGATATGACTGAGAGAGTAGAGAATGCTTCTGGAAATTGGATAACTGATTCTGTCTCTCATAATGAAGTATTATCAAAGGGAATTAGCCCAGAACAATACCATAGAATGGTCTGTCGTGGGCAAATAGGAGTAGTTTTGAAGGGAAAAGAGAGCACTCCTACCCTAGTAGATAAGGATTCACCTCTTTTTAAACATCAAGACAAATAGCATCTACATAAGGCATTTCTACAATGTAAGAATGTAGAATTAGATACCCATGTTGTAGTGCAAAAGTCTTTATTATAGCGTTAAAATCAGAATGATAAATATAGTTATTGGCGGGAAAAAAGATATCTACCATTAGAGTAGAGTTATCCACAATAAAAGTTTTATACCAAAAACTGAATGCAGAACAGAGGTTATCTACATATTCTTTCTCAAGAGAGTGAGTTCCTTCCAATTCTAAATTTAGTTGCATTCTCACTTTAACACATTCAATAGTTTCATCTTGCATAATTACACTATTAATAATTCGGCTACAAAGGTAGTGAAATTTTCCCTAAGGCGGTTGGGAACCGCTACAAATTTATCGCAGTCGGTCGCACCGACCTTAGGGAGCTATAAAAAATAAAATTATGCCCTATTTATGGTTACATAATAAAGTTGCAGTGGAGGTGGAAGAGTTGGTTCCTAAGTATTGGAATGTGCTCAAGTCCTTACAGAGTGCTATCTCCCGCGGTGAAGGTAAGCCTTATGGTGTTAAGAAACTCCAATCGGGTGGGAATGGGCGTAGGCTACTGATAGACTATGACACGCTGCCCAAGGAGATACAAGAGGCACTGGGTGATCCACGAAAAGCAGGTCATCTGTTGGAGCGATATTACCAAGTAAAAGACGAAACGATACGCTTCTATAGTGAATGGAAGCGTGGGGATAAGCACCTTACCGATGAAGAGATAGACCGCTACATCATCAATGCCACTACCCTGCAAGCCTTGGTTACCCTTGAGCAGGAACGACTCAATATTCGCAAGGCATTGCATAAAAAGAGTGCTACCAAGGGACTTGCTCAAAGCCTACTTACCGATGCAGTGAGCTTTAACGAGACCTTGCCCCCAAGTCGTAAGCATAGCCTGCCTGAGAGTTTAAGGCATTTTAAAAACACTTTAAACGCCTTTAAAACCGATGGACTCCTCTCCGTTATCAAGGACCCTTACGGAAAGGGCAAGCAGAACGCCCGAAAGGTAGATGAGCGTGTCATAGAGGTACTACAAGGCTTATTCGTAGGACAAACCCATAAGCCTACTCCTACCGATATATCTCGGCAATACGATGCCTTTTTGGCTGGCTATATAGAAGTATTCAACAAGGAAACAGGAGAACTATACGAACCTACTGGCTTCCCTGCCTTGAGCGAAAGTACTATCAAAGCCTATCTGATGAGTTGGGAGCAGAAAATCATCTCCTACAATCTAAGAAGCGGAAACCGACAAGCCTTTATGGGGCAATTTATCCCCTATGCACAAACGGAGTTACCCACCAAAGCAGGGTCTATCCTCTCCATTGACGACAGACAACCTCCCTTTTGGTATGAAAAAGGAAAAAGGGTATGGTTCTATATCGGGGTGGATATTGCCAGCCGCTGTATGACAGCCTTTGTCTATGGAAAGAGCAAAGAAGGGATTATCCTTGAGTTCTACAGACAATTAGTGAGGAACTATCACCAATGGGGGCTAAAACTCCCTTATGAATTGGAGTGCGAAAGCTCCCTTAATAGTAGCTTTAGCGACACCTTCCTTAGAGAGGGGTATATGTTCCAAAAGGTAAGAGTGGAAGCCAATAACGCCAAGGGGAAGTATATAGAACGTATGTTCGGCAAGATGCGTAACAACAAAGAAAAATATGCCGACGGATGGATCCCTCGCCCCTTTGCTAAGAACGAAGCCAACCAAGCGGGCAAAGGTGCTACCAAGATTATCCCTTATAATGAACTCGTGCAGGCACGCCTTGCCGATATAGAGGATTGGAACAACGAACCTCACGATGAAGATCCAAGCGTAAGCCGTTGGGAATATTTTCTCAATAACCAATTGGAAAGCCTACCAGAGACGAACTACCGCGCTATATTGCCCTATATTGGTTACTCGGTTAAGACCAGTTGCAAACAAGGCTTTATCAGCTTAAACAGACAGAAAATGGCAATAGCCGAAGCGGGAAAGATACTTACAGGCGACCCACTTATTGAGAAAATGAAACAGATAGAAGGTAAGGATATAGAGGTGTATTGGTTGGACGGCAATGACGGGGAACTTATAAAGGCAATTGCTTACTGTGGTAACCGCTATGTATGTGAGGTGCAACCAATGCCACGTTTCCAAAGAGCACAAGCCGAGCAAACAGAGGAAGACACTCTTATCAAGGCGCTGCAAAATGCCTATACAATGACCATTGTACGCTATGTACAGCACCAAAGCAAAGAGATTACTCCTATAGGGGTAATAGACAAGACACCGAAGCCAAAACGCTCTTTTGTTATAGAAAATCTCAAGCGATTCGAGGCGTGCGAAGCAGAGGAGGTAGAAATATTGGACGACTACGATACTATGGAGGAAGACGACAAACAAATCCTCTACAACCCAAGTACAGGGACAGAATATACTAAAAATTGGAGAAAAAAATATGCTATATGAAATTATCAATAGACTTTAAAAATAAGGTAAGGGAAGCAATTCTTTCCGACCGTGAGAACTATGGAGGATCTGATGCCGACTATGCTAAACGGCTAAACATCAAAGGGGCTATCCTCTCCCGCCTTAAAAAAGGAGAAGTGGAGAAACTCATTAGCGACACCCAATGGTTGGTAATTGCTCATCAGCTTGGGGTACAAGTAAGAGACAACGCCTGGAAGGTAGCCCGTACAGCAGTATATACTGAAATAGAAGATAACCTACTCTTCTGCCAGGAGTACAGCAAATCAATGATCTTGGTAGATGATTGTGGTATTGGTAAGACTTTTTGCTCCCGACACATTGTTCGTAAGCTCAAAAATGCTTTCTATGTGGATTGCTCCCAAGCGAAGACGAAACAGCAGTTTATCCGATTGCTTGCTAAAACGATAGGGGTGGATAATACAGGAAAGTATGTAGATGTAAAGGCAAGTATCAAGATGTGCCTTATCTACTTAGAACAGCCTCTTATTGTACTTGATGAGGCAGGAGATTTGGACTACAACGCTTTCCTCGAACTCAAAGAGCTATGGAACGCTACCCAGGGGGAATGCGCTTGGTATATGATGGGAGCCGATGGACTAAGGGCAAAGATAGAGAGTGGTATTGCTCATAAAAAGGTAGGTTATGCTGAGATATTCGACCGCTTCTTTGATATCACCTCAATAGTCCCCCAAGGTACTGATGATCGTAAGGATTTTTATATACAATTATTGGGCGATGTGGCTTCGGTAAATGCCAAGCAAAAAGAGGATGTAGACAAACTCGTGCGTAAGTGTATGAACCCGAATGACCTTAACACAAAGGATGTAACCCCTTCGGATTGGAAGAGACTTAGATATTTGGAGAATTTAATTAAGTTAAGCTAAGTGCGAGGTGGGAACATCCCCCTACCCCCTTCAAAGGGGGAATGCTAAGCAGAGATAAAAAATAAAGACAATGGCAAGAATAAAAGGTATATACGGGAAACAATTATTGGAAAAAACCTATAAAACCTTTCCTTTTGAGGGGGTATGGGAGAAAGCCCTTGGCAATCCCGAAGTAGGAGGATTTTGGATTATCTATGGGCGAGAGAAGCAAGGGAAAACGTGGTTTTCATTAATGTTAGCGGAATACTTGAGCAAGTTTGAACAGGTAATGTATGTAAGTGCCGAGCAGGGCATTAGTAAGTCCTTCCAAGAAGCATATATCCGTAGTGGGCTTGACCCCAGCAACCGCAAGTTAAAGATAGTACCCTATACAGAGCTTACTGAGATAGAGAAAGCATTAGGTAAGCAACGCGCTCCAAAAGTGGTGATTATAGACAATACCACAGTTTATAAAGACGAGCTAACAGCCCCTAAACTTAGGGAATGGGGAAAAAATTATCGCAATGTACTCTTTATCTTCCTCGCTCACGAGGAAAAGGGAGAGCCCGATATAGCCGTGGCAAGGCTTTGTAAGAAGCTCGCAGAGGTGATTATACAAGTGGAAGGCTTGGCATGTAATGTATCGGGGCGTTGTCCTGGTGGGATACTTACCATAGACAAAGAGAAAGCAGAGCTATACCACGGTTGCGAGCCGAACGAATAGATGTAGACCAACACAAAGCGAATATAAAAAGTAAACAAATGGGAACTATAGAAAATCAAAAAGAATTCAGGGACTTACTGCTATACTACTTGGACTATAAGCCTTTAAGGTATGAGCACTTACAATGGCTATACTTCGAGGATTGGTGCGATATTGTGAACCAAACAAAGCAAATATCAAAAGATGTATTAGCTCTAAAGCTAAATGACCATTTGCTGAATTGGTTTGATCGGCAGTGGGAGGTATATGTGGAGCGTGATATAGAGAGATATTACGGCAAGGCACTCAGGGAGGGCGTATTTGACCGATCGGATATAGAACTAATGATAGGACTTGCAGCGGAGAATATTAATCATATATACCCCAAGAAACTGTTACAAGTAATAAGCAAGTCAAGTGAACAAGTATGTGAACAATAAAACAGATAACAATAGTACAATGAAACAGCTATATACGGAAGTACTAAGGATTGATAATTTCTTACAAGCCTTGACAGCACAAGAGCGTACCATGATACACCAGTATCATGCGGGCTATAGGAAAAGTGTACCAATAGTGGTACTGACTATCTACGAATGGATACGTGAAAATAACTGGGAGTCTCCTTACATAAGATACGATCAGGACAGGGTGCTGATGTGGTACAATGAAGACAAAAAGGGATGGGAACCGGTAGAGACAAACAAATTATATAAGGCAAAAGTAGAACGATAATTTTTAAACAGATAAAAAATGAAAATTATTAAGGATTTAAATGTAACAGTTACCTATACGGTAGGACTTGGAGAGGTAGAAGTACCTGATAAGGTTTTTGAGCAATTAGATAAAATGGCAAAATATGGAATTACTATTGGACTTGGCAACTCTGATGAGTATGAAGAAGTTTTTGGATGGCTAATAGACAACATAAGGGAAGATGATGCCATGGATTGGGAATATGAGGTAGAAATAGACGAATAATAACAATTAAAAAAGATAATAAAATGAGTGTAGATTTATCACAACTAAGTGCAGAGGAGCGTGCCGCACTTATAGAAAAGGCGAAAGAGTTAAACGCTAAAGAAAGAGAGGAAAGGAAAAAGGCCTATGAGCAAATGAAAGCTGATGCCATAATAGGGCTTATCACTGTAGCCAAGGACATCAATGAGCGGCTAACAGAGTTCAAACAACATTCCTTTGAGACAATGGACACCCTACATGAATTGTTAAAAGAGTACAGTGGACGGCGTGTAGGAGGGAAAGGAAACTTTAGCGTGGAGTTTGAAAATTTCAAGGTGGAGTACAATAGGCAAGGCAAAGGCTCCTATGACGAACGTGCCACTGAGGCGGAGAAGTATATCTTTGACTTCATAGAGAGTCGCTACTCTGGAGATTCAGGTACTAAGGAGTTTATCCTCTCGTTATTAGAGCGTAAAAAAGGAGAACTTGACCCTGATAACATACAGAAGCTCTACAAGTATGAGAGCAAGTTTGCCGACCCTAATTTCTCCAAGGCGTGTGAGCTTTTCCGCGAATCCTACCAATATAACCACTCCAAGGATTATATCCGCTTTTACGAAAAGGATAAGCACGGCAAGTGGCAGAATATACTCTTACAATTTTCAGCTGTTTAGGCAGTCGAAAATGCTCCTCTGCCCTTAACATGTCGCCAACAATAGAAGGACGCTTTTATGAGACCCCTTAAGGCGGAGGAGCTTCTTTTAAATAACCTTTAAAAACGATTTAAAATGAAAGAAAAACCAACACATTACTATTGCTTTTTTGGCAATGGCACACAAACAAAAAATAAGTTACAAGCTGAATTTTCCGAATTTCTAAGAGGAATGGAAGGAGAATTATATCAAGCCGCTAATTTAGATGTAATAAAGAGATACATCATTGAAAAAGCCAAAGAGTTAAACAAAAAGTACCCCCGATGTAAGGCTTTAGAAGTTTCTTTTAAACAATACTCAAAAGAGAATTACATTCACTATCTATGTGGTATTGAGTTTAATGCATTTCGACTAATTCCTGCTTATCTTATTGAACTTGAAAACGATTTAAAATGAAAAAAATAGTAACGTTTTTAATATTCTCACTTGTATCTATTTCCTGTGATGATAGATGCTCTAAAAAAGACTCTGAAAATGATATAAAAGAGATTATAGGCTATGTGGTAGATAAGGAACTTATACCAGCTCATAGAACATCTCGTTTTGTAGGAAAGGTTCGCTCAAGTAGATATCATCCTGAAAAGTATTATATATATGTAGCTAATAAAGAAGGGACTGTAAAAATTAGAGTTTTTGAAGAAGACTATAAAGAGTACAATGAAGGGGATTATATAAGAATAAAATTTAAAGATCAGTATTATGATTAGCACACGACAACTAAAGATCCTGCAAAGCCTCTTAAGTAAGAGGTTTGGGGATAGAGAGGAACGAATGGCATTCTTATCGGGGTTTGTAGGAAGGGAGCTTGCTACAAGCAAAGAGCTGAAAGAGATAGAAGCCTTTGAAATATTAGACTACTTAGGCTATAACTATAGCTTTGCAGCACATTTCGAGAGCCATAATACGCAACACCTTAGCCTATTGGCCAAGTGCCACGAACTGGGCTGGGTGCAGCCGAATAACCCAAGAATTCCAAACCTTCAGCAATTGGGTAAGTGGTTGCTCTCTAAGAGGTGCCCTGTACAAAAGCCATTAATGGAAATGACTACTAAGGAACTTAGTAAGGTAATAGGAGCATTAGAAAAAATGATTGAGAAACGATATGAAAAGAAGTGACAAACAACAAGTGACCAGTGACAAATGCCCTCACAAGCACCAAGTGTTGCGCACCATAGGTGGATACTGTACTGTGGCTGTAACGGCTGTATTTTGTGCCGATTGTGGAAAACAACTTACTAAAACAAATATAGAAACTTAATGAAATTAAGAGTGTGGTATGGGCTTCGTAAGCTCACAAGAAAAGCCGTAAAAAAGCCCGCTATTGTTATTGTCTATGAGAACTCCTGGTATTGGAAAAACGAGGATAGAATAAATCAAGCAATGAAAGTAATATATACTCGTTACCAAACAGAACAAGAGGCTTCCGATGCTCATAATAGCAGATATACCTATATTTATTATGAGTTATTTTTAGAGGATAAACACTTTAAAAAGTCTCCAGAACTCGCTATACAATACAATAGCTATTCAGACAGAAAGCAGGTCAGTGAAGAGGAAAGAGAACTTATCGCAAGTAAGATAAGAGCAGAGATATACAAGTTCTACAATATTCAGGAGCCTGATAGTGTGCCTATCAATAGCTGGCAATTAATCATTAACCATTAATCATTAAAAAATGACCTATATAGTAACCATACGCAGTTGTGCAGTAGTCGTGAAATTAACCTATAAAGGTGGTAAATTCTCTAAGTTAGAGATAAAGAAGGGCACATTGGAGGGCGAGTACCTCAAACAAATAGGCCTGCTTATTCCTCCCTTAGAGAATCTCATAGAAGAGTGGCAGGGCAGTTGGGGGGATAGAGTTACCTACAGAGAGGAAGAGGCGAACCCGCCGAGCTTATACGCCCTATTCTTGGATAAGTGGTTTGCTTTCTATAACAGATTATTTGGGTTTGCTCCCAAATTCACTGGAGCCGATGGTAAAGCTCTCAAGCAAATCATCACCTACCTTACGAATAATTCAGCCGATGAGCAGGAAGCCATCGCTACGTGGCAGTACCTACTGCAACACTGGCAACAATTAGACGAGTTCCATCAAAGGAATACCGATTTAAAGTATATTAATTCCCAACTTAACAAGATTCTACAAAATGCAAAACGAGGTAATAGTAAGGCAAAATCAAGCGTTAGCAACGATTTCAAACAAAGAATTTTTAAGGGTTTATTCACCGAATAATTGCCTTATGCATAGCTCGTCACTCAAGGGAGTAAGTGACGCCTTGAGTAGGCAGACCCTCAGCCTGGTGCAAATCAAAAAAGGCAAAGGAGAGGTTTTTCTCAGAAGTTATATCAGTATGTGGCTTATCTACCTCAACGAGGTTTTGAACCTAAATAATCCCCTTACGGAGGCACAGATAGAGTTATGCGCCGAGCAGATCATGGCAGATTATCATCACCTGAAGATATCGGAGTTATCGCTTATCTTCAAGAGAATTGTATCAGGCGAGTGTGGCGAGCTGTATGAGCGTATCAGTATGCCTAAGATAATGAATATATTCCGACAGTATGACCAGGAGCGCACCGAGGTAGTTGTCACCCAAAACCAACAAGCCCACGAACAATTCCGCTATAGGGAGAATCGCACGGAGAGTTATGACGATGATCTGGATCGGATTTGTAAAAAGATGAGGAAGTTTTGATGTGTCATTTTTATATTTTAATTAGAGAACACCCGCTAAAATCCAATTTGGAAATAAGCGGGTGTTTTTTTAATTTTGCGGTCTAAACCAAAGAATACCATAACTTATGGAAGCCCAAGAGAAAGAACACAAAGGATACAACAAAAACTGCCTATTGCGCTACAGGGCAGTAATGGAAGAGTTCAATAGACATGATTGCCGCTACATTCCTATTTCAGTAATATGGAGGGAATTTATCTACCCTAAGTTCTTCATTTCACGAAAAACCCTCTACAAGATCCTTAATACAGATGTGGACGAACAATTGCTAATGGCCAATAATCAATGATTAGCCATGAGTTAGATATTCTGTATCTGGCAGGAGTAATATACCTCATACTCTTGAAGCCCATCATCACGGAGGGTTCGGTTTTGTGAGGTACGGATAAGAGGGGATACATTAGGCAAAGGAGAAAAGCCGTGTATCTTTTGGTGTATCTTCTCTATGAGCGTCCAGATAGCCCAAGCATCCTCCTTTTGTCTTCTTGGTGCTTGTAGGGAAGTATTGGTAAGGCGCATATTAGCTATGGTAATTTTGATTTGTACCTGAGCTATTTGTCGTTGTAGAGGTGTTTTGGTAAGGTCTTTTCCTATGTTGGAATACTGTACCTGTTGCACATCTATCAATGTACAAGGGTATTGCACAGGCATATTAGGACTGTAATAGTCTAACTGCCCCCAATTCTCGTCTATGTATTTAAGTTCTGTTATCTCGCTTACTTTCTGTTGTATTTTCTCTAATAATGCTTTCATTGGTGTATGCTATTTAGTAGTTCTTTCATATTAAAATTTACAATATCATCTACCATTCGTTTTACTTCAGGATGGTCACCGATAAATTGTCGCTTGGGTATTTTTAGTTTGTCACCTACCTTTTTTAAGGCAAGGGCTTTCCACTGCTCTGCTTCTACTGAAAAAGTCTTTTGAGCACTCCCTTTGCGTCCTTTAGCGGCCCCGCTCACTTTGTAGTACATTGCCCAAAAATAACGTTTCATTTTTTCAGTTATTACGAGTTCGCCCCCATTGTTCTGCAAATCAGCATAGGGTACGGAGCTTGTCCAACGCACAGAAGATCCCTCAACTGTACTACGGATAGACCGCCTTAGTGTACCTGTACGCATCATCAGTGAGCCACGCCTATTGGGTATAAGGGTATTAGCCCACTTATCATCAAAGAATGCCTTGCGCTCAAAATTGCGGTCAAACGCTTCTGTGAGCTTCACTTTGGTATCCGTTAAGATGTGATTTAAAAAGGTTTTAAAGTCCATTTCAATAATGGTTAATTGTCAATGATTAATTCTTCTATACATTGTTTAGTTTTTTGCTATAGAAAAGTTTTTAAAAGATTTGTTTTTTGTTTGAAATTTGTTTTGTACCTTTGTAGCCAAATATATAGTTTACT